AATTTTATTATTATTCTCTAATATTATATTTAAAGAACTTGTTAAATTATCTTTAAATAAATATTTAACTATAACTCTTACTAATACAAATACTTCCGCAATACCTCCAGAAATATAAATGTTAAGTGTCGAATCGGAATAATTTAATACATTACATCCTCTTAATACAAAAACCACCAATAAAGCTAATAATTGTACAATAAGAATACCTATTAATATTTTTGCATACTTTCCTCTTAGTTCTTGATCTTTAGAAATTCCTTCTGCAAACAATTCTATTATCTTATCGTTCATATTCCATTTTTTACTTAATTCATCTATTGCTTTTGTATTATCTTGTTCTTCAACTTTAGTTACATCCTTTTTTGAATTTAACATATTAATTATCAATTCTCTAGTTAAATCCTTATTTTCTTCTGTATGTCTTGCAGAGATGTTGCTTTTTTTACTCATTATAGCAAACCTAATATATCTAATCTAACAGTCATAGCTGATACTGAAACTTCAAATATTTCTGCTAATTCTGCTATTGATTTTGTTTCTTGATACATTTTTTCTAGTAATGTTCTGTTCATAAGTAGAGCCCCTGCAAAATAATCTACTTCTTTTTCTTTTTCATCTGGCATTCTAAACATTGTATCAATGTGAACCTCATCATCTATTAAAATTTTTTTATGCAAAAAGAAATGTCCTAATTCGTGTGCTAATGTAAACCTTTTTCTGGTTTTTATATCATTTTTATTTAAAAGTATCGCAAATTTTTTCGTACTATTATCATATTTTATTGCTCCAGATACTTTTTTATCTAAGTCACCCTCATATACATCAATATCATTTGCTTTTGCAATTTTTATCACGTCTGCTGGGATTCTATACATGTCATTAGCCATTAAAATATCTGAAGTTAATTCTTCTAAATATTCATTAACTTTACTCATATAAAACCACCTTCCTTTTATGTTATTATATTTTTATGTAATACTATTGTGACATTCAACATTATATAATATAATAAAATCACTGTCAATGTTTAGGCAAAAAAATAAGCTAGGCATATAACCTAGCTCTTACTTCATTTGAATACCTATAATTGTATGCCCGTAAATTCCAGCATAACTCTCAGTTCCTTGCTCAGTTCTACTATCTACATAAGGCAACCAACCATCTTCAGCAGTTTTAACACGATATGTTACATGACCTTTTGTTGATTTAATTTTTACACAATCAATAGGTTTTCCATAAATTCCTGAATATGAGTTTGGATTGCTCCTATCATTTTTCTTGTAATTTTTTGAATTTACTTTATCTAGCCAGCTACCATTTTTAATATGTGCTTGAACTGTAATTTCTCCATACTCTGGTTTACATCTTAATCCACTTATTGCTTTTCCATAAATACCTGCATAGCCCTCATCTGTGTTGTCGCATTTTTTAACTTCTGGTAGCCATTGGTCTGTGTATGCCTGATAAGTGATTACTCCTGTATAATCTGGTTCAACTGAATTGTTTACTGGTAAATCTGCGTTTATATATGGTGTCGGGTTTATAAAATTATCGTTTTTATCTCTTACTTCAAAATGCAAATGTGCTCCAAAGCTGTGACCAGTATTTCCCATGTAACCAATAACTTGTCCTTTCGATACTTTTTGTCCTACTCGAACTGTTACGCTATTATATTTCATGTGCGCATATAGTGTATAATATCCATTGTGTTTTATTTTAACGTAATTTCCATAAGAGCAACCAGTTTTGTCATTTGTTTTATAGTTATTTCTAACGGCCACTACAGTTCCTTCTGAATGTGCTGTAATATAGTCTAGGGTATAGCCGGTGCCAACTAAATCAATACCATTATGTACCCTTTTTTTAAACGCTTGTGTGATTACGTTACCTTTATTTTTAAAGACTCTACTCATCTTCTGTCACCTCGATTTCATCTTTTATTTCCTCAAAAATTTCTTCTGTAGGTTCTTCTACAGGCTTCATTACTTCTATTTTTTCATCTTCCATAATAAACTCCTTTCTCTTTTTATACGTTTGTAAAATTGCTCCAAGTTCCACTGACCATTTTTCGATACTCCAATAAACCACTCGCTGCACCAATAAAAAATTGTATTTTATAAGTCGAAGTGTATGATAATTGTAAAAAATATCCATTGCTAATATAATTTCCGCCGACTTTGCAATTTGATAAGTATGCAAAACCACTGAAATCGTCTAATGTGTTCAATTCTTTTTCAGATAGACGTGGAAGTATTCCATTACCTAAACCACTTTGGTTTAAGTTAGTAATAGCTGAACTAATTGCTGTTGTGTTATTTTTGATTTTTTGCTTATTTTTAATATATTGAGGTATCATCCTTGACACCCCCTTTGTTCTTTAGGCTAAATATAAGTGTGTGTGTGTGTGTGTGTACAGCCACAAAGGTTTTAGCTTTTATCATAATTTTATTCTCCTTTATTTTTGTAATTAATATTTGAAATTCCCAATACTGCACCCATAAATGTTGTAACTGCTGTCATTATTGTTAGGACTATGTCGGTACAGCCAACATTAAAGCAATTAAGTATTACACCAGTTAATGTAGTCAGAGCTGGTAAGAATACTAATGTAATCCATTTTAGTACATCATAAACTTTGTTACTCATATTAATCTCTCCTTTCCTTCAAAATTATCAAGTCTTCGTGTATTGCCTGAAAACCTGCTATTGCTCTCTCATCGTGTTGTTTAAACTCTGTATTTGTGTTGTCCATGCTAGTTTTTAACAAATTCAAACTTTCGGCAATATTCCTGTTACTAGCTGATAATTCTCCTAACAATTTGCTAGTAGCTTCTCTTTCTGCTTTTTTCTCTTCTTGTTCTTCCTTTCGTTTAACTTCATCTTGGGATTCTTTATCTTTTCGGTCTTTCCTATCAAGGTACAGAAAAATAATAAAAAGAACTGCCATCGTGACAGTTCCTCCGTTCGACAGAAGAATATTTATGAGATTATTTGCTTCTTCCATGCTCTCCTCCTTTAATTTTTTGTATAAAATAATTCTACATAAGCTGCATAACTTGACCAATCAAATTGAGTATTTATTGTTAAAACTGTTCCTGTGCTGTTAAGATACAACATTATTGTATTTCCTGACGTTATGTTCGGCGCAGGTAAGCCTCTTTGAGAGTTAGAACTTAACATGACACCTTCGATTGCTCTAGTTAAAGTTATGTTTTCTAATCCTGTTTGCACATATTTTGCTTGTGCATTTGGCAAATTTCCGCAATTGATTCTTTTTGCATATTCTTTCTTGCCATCAATAATTCGCCCTGTTTCATATTCAGTTCCTGTTGTAATATTTAATATATTTTGTTTTTTATTTATCAATTCTTTTATTTTACTCCATGCATTAAACATTTGAATACTCTCCTCTCACAACAAATTCAAAATATTCGCCTACATCACAGCCCCAGTCACTAGTTGTCTTAATCTGGTTGCTTACTGTGTTAGCTTCGCCTATCTCTCGATAATGACCGTCTGTTCCTGCATCGTCACTACTTAATATTAGTAGTTCTCCCATATAATACACATCAAGGCAATGTGTTCCTACTTTATAATGGCAAGGCAATGTTATAGTTCCACCTTTGGCTACTGCTGCAGTTAGCTGTAAGAAGTATTTATGCTCTATATGTGAATTTATTTCTTCTTCAATGTTATTCTGCATATCGTTTAAGTTTTCAGCTGATAGCGGTGTTGTACCTTCATAAACCGCTTCTTCTACTTCTTGCTTAACATTACCGTTCATAAAGTATGCTTTACTTTTTAATGTTCCATTTTGAAATACCTTCTTTTTCATCTTCTAGCCTCCAGTTTCTCAATTTTGCTTTGCAATTTATTAATTTGTTCTTGTTGCTCTTGAATTGCTTTAGATAATGTTGCTATTATAGGCAACTCATTAATATAATATCTTTCTTTTATTTTTCTTTTTTTGTCTGCTGGTCTCTTAATAACAAAATTAGGATCTATTTGTTCCATTTCTTGAGCTATGTAGCCTATGTTATAATGTTTTCCATCATCTTTTTTATCAAATTCTTTATGTTTAATTTTTTTGATTATATCTAAAGCACATGCACTACTATTTTTTATATTCTTCTTTATTTTTTTATCTGATGAAATGTTATCTGCATAAATATTTCCATCGACACTTAAATCGGCTCCATGAATTTGTACTATGCTAGCTGGGTACATTGATATAGTTGCCTTTTTACTAGCAGTTCCTAAAAATATAGTTCCACCAGCCACATGAAAATCTCCGTTGTCGGTTTGTAGAACATAGTTTTCTCCGCCAATTTTAAGTGAATAACTTCCGACTTGAATTTTTAAAAAATTCAACAGCATTTAATATGTTGATTTTAGGTGTATTGCTATCATTGGAATTTTCGGGAATAATCTGCAACAGAATATCTTCAGTTTCCTTATCTATAAAAATTATTTCTCCACTTAGTCCACCAACAATTTTAACGTTTCCAGAAATTATACCACTTGAACCGCCAGAAAGAACTAAATCACATGCAGTTAATACTAATTGACCACTAAAATCTCCCGCATTTTTACTAGCCATTTTAAAATCTTTAATAAATAATATTGGCCAAAACTTTTTATCACTTTGAGTCGTCATCCCCCACGCCATTCCATCTTCTATATTTTGACTATACTCTCCGTGGAACAGCAAAAGCTATAAATCTATTTGCTCCAACTTTTTGAACACCCATATTTGCAAATATGGTTTCATTATCATAAAAGTGTTGTCCTGTTTTGTCTAAAGTCATCAGCACTTTTTTATTGTCATCTAATATTGCTAAACTTGCATTTTGATTTATAATCATCATTTGAATAAATTCAGCAATTTTATTCCAGGCAATTTTTACTGCTTCTGAATTTACTTCTAAATATGTTGCAAATTCATTTTTATCTAATTTTGCACTTGCCATTATTTCAATTTTTTGGGAGGTTTGTTCTATTCCTGTTTTAAACTCTGATTTAGTAGTATACATGTCTGTGAAATCATTTTTTACTAGATATTCTGCATAAAATTTATTTCCTACCATATCGATTAAATAGATATAATTGTCGCCTTCAAAAAGTTCAATGTTTATGTTTTCTAAAGGCTCTTTTGTAGGTTCTTCTAGTTCCTCTAACACATAGAACTCTGTTAGCTTTAGCCTACGTAAAACATAATCTTCATCCTTTGTTATGACTAAACTATCATAAACATCACCTTTAAATCTTAGCTCTTCAATGTCTATTATGTACTCTTTTTTATCTGCAGACGGATTAGTTCTACTTTGTTTATCTACTATTATTTTATATTTCATATACTATCCCCCTTTTTGATTAGGTTGTAATCCTGCTCTAGGATATAAATTGGCTCTCGGAAACAGATTAGCTTCATAAGTCTTATTTCCTTGCACCTCTAGTCTTAATATATCAGCTTGTCCTGCATCTTTAATATGTATCTCACTTACTCCATCAGTTTTTCTCTTATATTCTGCTGTATTAGATACAGTTTGCTTTATTACATTGATATCTTGCTCTTGTTGAGTTAGTTTTGTTTCGTGTTCAGAAGTTTGCTCTGCTAGTTGAGTTATTTTTTGATTTTGTTTATCTACCAAAATGTAAGTTTGATTTATTTTTTTATCAGTACTGTCTGCATACTTATACTCTGTTTCTGTTTCCTCTGGTTCATCTGTATATAATTTTTCAGATAGTCCATCGTCTAATTCTATTTCATTATTCAGTAAAATTGTTTTGTATGTTACTTCATTTAACACAAAATTAAATATGTCACATACTTCTAAGAACAAAATTCCTTTACTTTGCACATCAAATATATAAAAGCTTAATGTTTTTAAGTAATTAAACATTGCATCAATGTAATCTGCTCTATCATTTGTACTGAGTAGCTGATTATCAGATATTCTGTATTCGTGTAGTCCGTTGGTAGCAATGCTTTCATCATCTTTTCTGTAAATGTTATCGCTTTCTTCTGCTCTGCTAAATACTAAAGAATTTATTATGTATTTTTCTCCAATTGTAATATTGTCTTCGTCTAAATAACTTTCATCTATATTTTGATTTGTTTCTGTTGGATAAATTAAATATAAATTATTTCCCTTAAATAATAAAAAGCTACAAGTTATTGTAGCAATCTCATCTAAGATATCTCTATAAGTGTAGCCTATTTCTATATGTAGCGTTGGATCTACTAATTTATCTGAATTTATAAAAGTTTCTGGTATATTGTCAGTATTCCAATTTAATTTCTGACAAACAGCTAGTAAGTAATTCCTTACTGTTAATTTTTCAGTAAGTTCTAACTCGCTATCTACCATTGCCTCTTGCATTTTAGTATAAGCTAAAATTCTATATGAATTGGTATCTTCTTGTCTTTCACAACTCTTTACATAGTAAGTATTCAAATCTATATAGTTATAGTTTTTTTCATTTACTTTTACGCCTATTTTTCCTGTTATCTTAGTTTTATTTGGCATATATACTTTAGAGTCTATCTCAATTTGATGCATGACTGTTTTGAATAGTGAAGTATTAAATGATGGCTTTATATAATTCAAATTATCACTACTTATGTCATTATTGTTTGCTTTTAATTTCACATCAAATTGCCTACCGTAAGTTCGTATATCGATTTTGAAATTATCATTTACATTTATCATTATTCATAATGCTCCCTTTTTTTATTTGAGATTACTGCACTGCTGTATCCTTCTACTTTTCCTAAATATTTTTGTGAATACTCTTGATCATTCGAATAACACGACATATTTACTATTTTCTTTTTTAGGTCTGGGTTATAGAATGTTACTTTGTTTTCCGCCTTATTAAAAAGAGATAGGATTACTCCTACCTCTTCATTATTTAACCTTCTAAATGTCATTGTTATCTTGGGATATATTCCTTTAAGTGTTCCTGAGTTATCTCCAGATAAAGACCTTCCAGTATCTTTTCCCCAAATTTTGTGATAACCAAATTTAGCTTCTGTTAAATATTGAGCCATTTTTACACCATCTATTATTAAACTTTCTTTATCTATTAGCATAATTACCTCCCATTAGTAGCAAAAGCTAATTCTTGTTTTCTTTTTGCTTGTCCTCTTTGTATTGTTCTTCCATCTAAATTGATTATATATGAGCCTCCTGAAGTTCCAATTTTAGACGCTAGCTTGTCTGCCAAAACATCTAACCACTCCATATTATTTTCTAGAGGTACAACCGCTTCTCGTCCAGCTTCTCCTATAATTGCTTGTGTAGGCTGTGATATAACACCGCCTTTTGCTAATCGTGGAAGATTAAATGTATTCAAATATCCTAAATTGATTCCTGGAACTCGATTTATTACATCAGTCAGACTATTGATTGCTCTAATTGGCGAATTAAGAATATCTTCAATAGCTCTTAACACGCCATTTACCACAGCTTTAAATGCTCCTGATATTGTAGCACCTACTGTTGTTCCTACATTTACTGCCATTCTTCCTATCAATATAAACATTGTTTTAGCAGTATTTTTTATGCTTTTCCAAATATTGCTGAAAATATTTTTAATGTTTTGCCAAGCCCCTTTCCAATTTCCAGCAAATACATTTTTAATAAATGAAATAATCTCATTGAAATTAGCTTTTATTCCTTTCATTGTACTGTCAAGCCAATTCAAAACATCTTGTAAACCACTAACAAAATTGTCATATATGTCGCCAACGACATCTCCAAACATTTGCCTAATCCAATCGCTTTTTCCTTTTAGCCAACCAATTCCACCTTGAAAAAATGTTTTTATTTGTTCCCAATATTTAACTATAATTCCCCATATAATCACTGCCGCTGCTATAACTGCTAATGGTAAGTTACCTATAATTATAGCTAAGCCTAATATTGCTATTCCTATTCCTTGGATTACTTTCCCAAAATTATTGAATGTCGGGTCATTTAAATAAGCAATTAATCCTTGTATCGCTAAGACAACACCTGCAACCATAACACCTATTCCAAGTGCTTTTATTCCTCCTAATCCTAATTTCCAAGCAAGTAATCCTGCTGTTACTCCTGCCATTACTGATAATATTAAATCTTTATTTTCTATAATCCATTTTAACCATGTTGGAGTTTCTATTTTTTCTATATTTGGCAATGGATTCCCATCATTTTCACTAGTTGAACTAGAATTATTTTGCAGTATATTCATTTCGTCGAAACCCTGTAATGACTTTTGTATTTCCTTTGCTGATTTTGCTGTACCGCTTGCACTATTTTTCATTTTCTGAAAATCCTCAGCACTACTATTGCTAAATAAGTTGATACCAAACCACGCTGTACTTATTGCGTTTATGTAACTCAAAGCAGTGTATAATAATTTTATTAGTGATTGTACTATTGGAACTAAAGCATTTGCTATACAGTATCTCATATATTCTAAGTCTGTTGATACTTGACTATTATATTGAGAAACTATATTTATAGCACTTCTTACTGCATTCCAGGCAGTTCTTATTCCTATTATTGCAAATGCCATTTTACCTATTTTACTTATTTGTCCTTGGATACCTTTGCCTATGTTGTTTATTTGATTTTGAACTTTATTTATTTTTATAGACTCAATTTTATTTTTAAATTCCTGTACCTTTGCATTATTTTCAGTTTGCTTTGCTTTTATTTTATCTAATTTAGCATATACTTTATCAATTTTTGAGGCCTGTTTATCTATTTCTAGTGTTGCTTGTGAATATTTTTGTTTCATTAAATCAATATTTGTAGTAAGCGAATTATATTGAGGTACATTAGTACTGCTTAGTCCACCTAAGGTCAAAGTTTTTCTTTCTGCTTCTAATTGTTTAATTTTTTCTTTATATTTATCTGCTTCGTTACATAATTTTTCATATTGATTTATTTCTTCTTGCAATCCTGTTGCTTCTTTATCCAGTCCTAAATTATCTGTTTGTGCCTTTTTTATTTTATTTTCTAATTCTGTAATGTCTTTATCTATTCCACTATTGTCAAGTTTTGTTTTGATTTTTAAGTAACCATCCAAATATCTCACCTGCCTCTTAATTGCTGTTCAAACAGCTTATCAAGTCTTCGTTCTTCAGCTGTTTTTGTATTTTTCTTTTTTAGTGCCAACTGTTCTTTTTGCCTTGCCCATTTTTCATATTCTTTACTGTCTTTTATTTGACTTATATCGAAATCTCTTACAAATCTAACTCTACTCAAAATACATTTTTCACTGAGTCCACAAAGCAAATTGTAAAACTCCCACCAGTGCATATATGTATTTTTATTTAATTTAATTTTGTAGTCATAAAAAAAAGAAGTTCTAATGTATTCCCAGTCTTGCTCGAAATCCATGTCAACTTCAATTTCTTCTTCATCGTTTTCTATTTCTTTACCACAATTCAAATATTTCATTCCTATTTTTAAAAGTTCTTGCCAGTTTTCACTATCTTGTAGCCCTTTATTTCCAAAGAGTAAATATATTATTGCTAACGCTCTTTCTTCTTCAGAAACTTCACTTCTTGCTACTTTCTCACATTGTAGAGCTACTTTGTAGTTTGTATTTATTTTGTACTTTTTATTTTTTATTTGTGCATATTTAGGATAACTATTCATTAGTCATCACATCACTATCTACTACCTTGTATTTTTCTTTTATTCTTTTTTCCATATCACTTACAGTTAACTTCATTTTGTCCATATAAGGTTCTAATGCTTCTGATATATCATCCCACATCTCGAAATATGGATTTCTTCCATTTAAGAATTTCTTGGTTCCGCCCTCTCCCAAAAATAAGTCCATTGCTTCTTCCATTTCTTTATAACATTGTTTAAATGCTTTTACTTTTAGTACCTCGTTAGAACTTAATAATTGTTTTCCTTTATGGTCTTCTTTCTTATTTATTATTATCATCTGTGCCTTTAAGTTGCTTCTTGCTTGTTCTATTAAATTTATACATTTATTATATTTTAACGGTAAATCTATATCTCCTAAGTCAAACTGTATATAAATTTCCTTATTGTTCTCATCTTTCGTAATGTTTCCTTCTTCATCTTGAAAACCTAATTGTATTATATCTTTTTTATTTTTTATGTGGATAGGGGAGCTCACGCATATTCCTGCGACTTGCGGTATAGGCACAAACCTGTATCTTGC